CACGTATGCTTTTGTTAGTCCCGCAAAATTCGCCACTGGAGCCAATGTTGTTAACAAGCCTTGTACTGTGCCTGCTCCTGTGCCTGTCTTTGCAAGTCCTGTGATGTCAATTTGTAGGTAAATGTCTGCGTTTCCGTCCACATATCTTTTTACTGCTTCTTCTGTAATCAGTAATGAGTTAGATGCGTTTGTGTACACACCTGGGGCGTCTCCGCCTAGTGCTCCGTCTGTTGATATACCTGTTACTGTGATACCCGAATCAGCAAATCCTAAAGCAGTTGCTTCGATTGTTGATATGTTAACAATACCAGTACCATTACCTCTTAATACAAGATTGTCATTTGACCTTGATGGATGAACTTCATTGTCTTCAAATGTGATTGCATCATTTATAATTACAGTTCCTGTGCCTGCGGCACCTAGTTGTAATGTATCATTTGAGTTGTTTGCTCTAATCTCATTTTCTACTATGGATATACTTCCTATTGTAAGTGAATCTCCTTCGTAATTGGCTACTATTGTTGCTTTGCTTGAATCTGTAACAGAAGTAACTGTCGCCGCCGAGGTTGATAAAACTGCTTTAAATTTGTCTTCACCTTCGTTCCAATACAGAACTGCACTGTTTCCTGCTGATCCACGTTGAATGTATATTCCCGAATCAGTATCTGCACCCGAAGATGATCTGTTTAATTCTAACAATGGATCTTCTATCGTCATGTTTGTTGTTTCTACTGATGTGGTTGTTCCTTTAACTTGTAAATTTCCATTTACAATGACGTCTGCTGTTGCTCCGTCTATTGTAAGTGCAGTGGTGTCTGATCCGCCATCGTTGATGTTAAATTTAATGTCACCATCTGATGTTTGATTCTTAATTGTTACATCAGAACCCGAAACGGAAATGTTAAAATCAGAATCAACACCAACCGTAAAGCCTGTGTCGGTAAGTACGCCTAATGTTCCTGATGTAGTATCATTTGTATCTGATCTTAAAAAAGATGCACTGTCTATGTTATCCAGTGTATCAGCATTTGTTGCCGTGCCATGTATTTTGTGTCCAGTTGCAAGAGTAAGTCCAAGTCCAACTGATGTAGAACTAAACCCGCTTGGTGCTGTTCCTGCCGTAAATGCAGAAGTAGAGCCTATTGCCCATCTAGTGCCTTTGTTATAAATGCCTACAACTTTTTGAGTCGCAGATAAATTGTCTGTGATTGTGTCTTGTTGGAATCCTGCTATGCCATCTGCTGTGGAATATATTGGCCCTATCAAATCAAATGCTGTGCCGTCGTACATGTATAGTTGATCATTAGTGGTGTCGTTCCATAACATGCCAGTAGATAATCCTGTGCTTGGCTCTGATGCAGAACTTTCAACTCCCACGTTTACCCATGCCGCTCCGGTGTAAACTTTTAGTCTGTCATTTGTCTTATCCCACCAAAGTTCACCTTCGATTGGTGCTGTTGGTTCACTAGCGGAGGACGAGTTCTCAAGTAGTTTGACTAAGTTTTCGTTGAATGCTTCACCATATGATTGATAGTTTCTTCCAATCAGTGATAATGAACTTGTTGTATCTAAAACACCGTCGTTAACGGTTGCTAGTATTGTTCCATCTGTTTTGTTAATTGTGTATGCCATATCTGTACTCTATTTATCGCTCCTTAACTTTCAATGAAGTTGGTTAATGACTGCACTCTCACTGTGTAATCGATCTGTATCAACCTGTTTAACGACTTTTGCACAGGGTGAAATATAACATGTGTCAATAATTTGCCTTGCCCTGCACCCGAAGCCGAATAACCATAAAGTGCAAGTTCGTCAAAAACGTATGAATCAGTGAATGTTGTGGTGTTATCAAATGCTGATTGTCCAGCAGGTTCACCATAATCTAATAAGCAAGTACACACTATATCAGAATAAACGTTGCCCGATGTGTGTCTTACTTCTATTTTATTCCTTGTAGCGTCTGTATTTGCCGCTGATAAGTCATTTATAGACTTATTATATGTCTCATTATAGAGTGCCGCATTTGACCCTGAGTTGTTAGGTGTCAAATATGTAATGACCCCAGTGGTGTCAACTGATGTTCCGCCATTTCCAAAATGCATTTCCTCAATATAACCATCGGATCTATTTGCAATCGACTTGGCCAATGCTTCAGAAAAATTTTCGTAGTGTATAGCATTTCTTTTATCTACAAATACTTCCTCAGATTGTGGGTCAAATATTTTAATATGTCCTTCAATCAATACGCCTGATTTTTCATCAACTGGCTTTTGTGTTTGTTCTGTTTTATCTGTCATTGTTTTAATGTGTCCATATATTTATTAAGGTAGTTTTGTAGGGCTATTAAGCAAGAACGTTGCTTCTGGTCCTGTTGCTCCCTGTAGTCCTGATCCGTCTCCTGCTGTGCTAGTACCTTGGTCAACCCACACTCGGCCTGTCTTACGCACAACTTCAATTCTGCGTCCATTTGCTGGTGCTGTAGTAAATGTTATTGTAGCATTAGTGCCATCAAATGTAAAGCCTGTTTTTTGTTTTATTCCACCAACAAACACTATCACATCTGCTCCGTCGGATCTAGGAATAAATGCTGTAGAATCTGCATCATATAAAGCAAATCCGATTGTTGATCCGTCTGCTATGTGTGTGCAATTTACAGTTGTATCTGTATACCCTGGTATAGTTTGTGACTCACCAGCGTCTGTGACCACTGTGCCCGATGGATGTATATCAACAGCACCTGTGCCAAGTGTGCCTCGCATGACCTGGCTAAGTGTATTTTCTGCTAGGTCTCTTGCAAAATAAGTGATTCTTTCTTTGTTTATAAACACAATACCCGGAATGTTACTAGCACCATTAGGTTCTGGTAACACAGAAGCATCAGCGACATGTATTTCGCTGTCAGTAATCAACAATGGTTGGCTGAGTGTAGTGTTATGAGCATCCGACAATCTCTTGTAATGTGTTCTGTTGATCATGTCTTTGAATATCCTGTATCCAATCGCTTCTTGTGTTCTTGTAGTAACAATCGATGTAATAACAATAGTATCCGAATTAGAATAACTTGCTCTTGGAATAAAAATTTTGTTGTTTTGCAACTCGTAGTCTGTGCCTGCAATTTGAATGTCTCCATTGTAAGTGACCCAAAGATAATCAGTGTTGGTAGGTGTTCTTGATAAGGTGTAGAAACCTCCCACGTTCGAGTCTACCTGGGCAGTTACAGTATCGTATCCCAACTTGAATGCATATACAGTGTTACCTGCAGACGATCCTGATGCAGTTAACGAAACAGTTGTGCCTGATATTGATACTTGGAAGTCGGCTAATTGGTTATCTGATACTTGTCCATACTGAACATGATTGGCATTGCCAGCCTTAGCGGCTACATGTATTGTTGCAATTTCGTAATCTTCGTCTGTGGAATCGTTAGCACTCTCAACCAAAACAGTGTAGTATGCACCATCAAAATCAGATGATGTTAAATCAAACGAATCAATAGTTACACTACCTGTGTCTAGTGTGGTCGCTCCTATGAACTCGATGCCGCCATCATTTTCTGCAACTGTAGATGTTCCAAGATTTGATGCTATCCCAAACACATTAATTGATGTTGATGTATTGTTAACAAGTTTTAAAGCCAAGGTACTTCCTGCATGGGTGACCGAGAATGTGTTACGGGACACCGAACCATCTGCCGCGATAACGTTGTAAGCAGTAACGAACGGAGTAGATCCGTTATATCCGATGTAAACTTGTGACGTTTCGTTGCTGGTGCCATCACTTATGGTAACAAAAATTTCTGCACCTCTGTGACTGGATGTGTCTAGTTCATATAATGTGGTTGCAGTCGCGCCGTCGGAAGTGTACTGCTTAGTAAATGCAGTCTGATTAGAATTTACAGGAGCAGTTGCATTTGTGTTAGTAGATAGTATTGCCATTCTGTGTGCTTTAAGTTTTGTGACATTGTCACTTGCAGTTGCTTTCACTGTAACGACACCAGATGATATAGTTGCAGTATAAGTTACAAAATCAGTTGTGCCTGTGGCATGTACTGTTCCGTTGATAGCATGTCCTACATTTGTTCCATCTGTTGTTACTACTAAAATATCTGTTTGTGAATTGCTCGACCCATCTGTTGCTACCACAAAATATTTCACTGATGTAACACTTTCTGAATTGAATGTATCTATTATTGTTTCTCCGGTTGTCACAGGATCTTGTGTTATAAGTGTTTGATAAGTGCCCAATTCAGCATCACCTAGGTCTGAACCTTTGAATATTTCAGTTCTTATACCTAGTAAATCATGGTTAGTGAATGACGTCACGCGAATCTCATCATTCTCTGCCCCCAATGATGTTGTTATCAAATTGTTGCCTTGTATTATGTAATCATGTCCAATTTTTACCACAATCGCCACACCGTCTCCATCATTTGGTCTAGTGTTAAAGAACACAACACCTGTGCCTGTGACAGATGCCGAGTCCGACGTTACATTGCTTTGATCTGCTGTATCATCATTTTGATCTGCTGTGATGCCAATGTTGTTTAAGAACCAATCAATACCTGCTGTCTTTCTTTCACCATTGAGGTAAACTTCTACATCAGACACACTCGGTATTGCCGCCGCATTTATTGTGGTAGGTAAGTTGAATGCAAAGGTGCTGTCGTCTCCTGAATAGTATGCAGTGTCGGGTGGTGTCAATCTTTCACCGTTACGTTCCACTATCACTGTGTTATGCAAAGGTCCAAACTCTGCTGGTGTTTGTGATAATGCGTATGTTAATGTTGAGCCATCCGATTTGATTGTTTGTGTGTTTACTTGTGAATATGTTTGTTCACCTGCATCTCCGTCGAACAATGTGATTTGTATTGTTGATCCATTTGCTGGTGCTGTGTCGAAAGTTACATTAGTAGACGCACTGTCATCACCCTCTGATAATGTTGCTGTTGTTACCACACCATTCACAGTAGCAAAAGCAGTTTTGCTTAGATTAATTGTGCTGTCTGCAAGTGTAAATGGGACCGGCAAATTGAAAACTGTCTTACTACCATTGCCTGTGAAATCTCTTTTAATACTGATTTTACTTCCGCTTATGCTGAAACTCTGAATCGTAATTAATCTTCCTGCCGCTGGAGCCGATGTGAACACCACAGTGTTGTTTGCACCAATGGAATAATCTGATGAAGAATCATTTTTTATTCTTCTACGAAGGTTACCTTCCACCCAAACAAACACACCATCCTCGTCGGAAGGAGTTTGTCCTATTGCAAATGTTGTAGTTGACCCATCTCCTAAGTGACTGTTTGTTCTCATAATTGGAGATCCTTGTGCAGGATTAGTATAAACTTGCATATCAAGGGTGTCAAAAGTTGTGCCAGGCACTACCTCTTCTGGTGCGTGTGACGAGTACTCATCTATAAATTGGTTTCCTTCTGCAATAACATCACTCGGACTTGTTCCTGCAAGGCTGTTAGTGAACCCAACTCCGTCAACATACTTGTCTAACCCAAGTTCATATGATGGTGTAGGAATTCCGTCCTCATCTATAAACTGACCATCGTATGGTACAGCATCATAATTAGATGCATCATATGTTGCTTCAGTATCAAACTTAGGACCAATAATTTTTGTGCCTGGATATTCTAATCCCGACATAAGTTGTCCATAAACGATTGTGCTAGAGTCTTGTACGCCAGGCATGCCAGCACCAGTAGAATAGAATGTTTGAATGTAATCAACTGCCGTCCACTCTTGTAAGTATTCGGTAATGTCTGTTGTTGTGGTACTATCTTCTAATTCTACAGCATCAGTGAACTTTGTTCCTGATTTAAACTGCTTTAGAACTTTGTAAATTTTATTGACATATCTAATGTTGTTGCCTGTATATGTTGTTTCTGCTTTCCATTCATCAATGGTTGTGTTTGATAATATGTTTGTTCCAGTAGTCCTGTTGAAGCGTAAAGTTGCATTAATCTGTCTAACCTTGTCGTTGTCGATCACAGCATATACCTTTGCCGCTATTCCTGTTGAGTCTTCTCTGCCACCACCTGTAAGCGTAACTGTAGGAGTAGTAGTGTATCCGGAACCTGAGTTGGTGACTGTAATTTTAGAAATACTACCATTAGAAACATAAGCAGTCGCAGTTGCACCTGTGCCACCACCGCCTGTGATAGTAACAATAGGTACTTCAGTATAGTCTAATCCACCGTCTGCTACAATTATTGAACTTAATCCATATGTATAGTTGTCTTTGTAGATTTTACTTGGATTCACTGTGTACCTTGTGTCGTAACGTGAGTTATTCACATCAGGAGTATCGTAACGTTGTGCTGTTTTGTTCCAGTATGCCGCATTGTCGAAATCGGTCATGTCAGCACCAAACGTTTCCGTCTTCGCATAATTTACTCTATACTGTCTTACTTTTGTGTGGAACGGTTTTACTTCGTCGATGTAACTTAAAAGTGCATCCTGTTGATCAGGTTTATAAGTTGGGTCAGTTGATAAACTTTTAAGATCATTTTCTACAGTTAAGAATGATGTTTTTATTGCCCAATCAACATATAGTTGTTCTGCTAGTATCTGTTCGATTCCAAAGAACCATAGTTTGTTCCATTCGCTTTCTAAGTCATCGATATAAATGTCATCTATTACACCGTTCAGTATGTTTGTTAATTCTACTATAGGTTGCTGATCAAAGTTCAATTGATCAAAGGTATCACTGTCATAACCTAACGCATTATCTTTGTATGAATATGCATTTTCTTTAATTTCAATAGTACCGTTCCCTAACGCAACTTCATCATATTCTGCTGTGTCGGTCTTAACCAACAACCTAAAGTTACCGTCAAATGATGTTTCCACCTTGACTGTGTCACCTACATCAAAATTAGAGTCTGCTGGCAAAAGTAAATCCTCTGTAGACACAGTGTGATTTATAATAGTGTCTTTGTCGTATCCAGTTTTATACCAATCTTTGTACGTCCAGTATTGTGTTGTATCATATGCCTGTACTTTGAAACGTTTCCATGTGTTGTTTGATTGATAAACGTATATCGCCCAAAATCCATTTGATTCTGTATCTGCAGATACCAACACTTCTGTTCCTGTATTTAGAGATGGCGTATTTTGTTTATTAAGATATAGAAGTTCTGTGTAATCTGCAACTTTGATATCCCAATCTCCTGATTCTGCTGTAGGCTCTGTATCTTTTAAGTTAAAGTTTGATAATGTTTTAGTAGAAACAATTTTATAATCCTTTAGAACTGCATTTATATTTTGAACTACAGCAGTTAGTACCGTTGTTCTGTTGACAATCATACCTTGTCCATCTTCTACACCAAATCTTTGTGTTTCACTCAAAGTACCATCTGGAACTTGGTTACCACTTTCATCTCTGCCGACTAATGAACTAATAAATTTTTTGCGTAATATCGTATTAGGTTTGGACTGATCGTCACCTTGTTTAACTATTAACCATTCATCATGTTTTGGTAAAGCATCGTCTATAGTAGACCATTCAATATGATGAACAACATTGCTATTGTCTAGGAACCCGCTCGCATTCGCATAACCGATCGCATTATTTTTTAAAAATGCAGTATAAGTGTACCCAAATCCTAATGGATCATCGATTAGTTGGGCAACCGTAGATGCACTTATGCTTCTGGTCGGATTGTTCGGCACTGTGGCTGGATTGAGCACCCAGAAATAATATCTAGTTACAAATGCTTGACTCTCTGTATCAAAAAAAGAACGAGTGCTAAAATATCTTTCTGATATTGCTGTGCCAGATACAGACAATGCATTTCCTTCTTCTGTGTTTAGCAGATTGTTCCATGCTACAGGTGGCCTATCAAACTCTACCCATTCACACACATCTACAGTGGATCCTGGAAATAACTTGCCCCAGTTGTTGTTTCTGTATTCTTCTGTGCCTTGTTCATACCAAATATAGACTACTTGAGATGTGTTCCACCAAAGTTCGCCAACATGTTCTCTTCCCCATGCTCTACTTTCATTTATAACTGGTGCTCTTTCGATCTGTCTCTGTATACGTTCTGCGTTTGTACCTGTGATACTGACATCTGTGTACACAGCAGGGTCATGGTCTGAAATATATCTCAATTCTGCATCAGCAGGTCCTGGCAGTTTGCCTTTTAATGGATCGATCCAATCAACGAATCCTATTGTCTTGTTGCTGTTTGTATCGTACAAGTAACTTTGTTTAATCTTGTATGGGTCTATCAAATCTTCCTGTTGCGAAATAATTTCCCAACCTGTTGCTGTTTTTGTGCTTTTGTTGAACTCTATCATCAACCCACTGTTTTTTCCTTTTGTGTCATCTTTTGGTGCACCAACAAACACTCCAAAGTCGTGAACAGAAAGTCCTGCACCAAAATTATCACCTTGGTCTATATCACTACTTTGTAGTTGTTGATCTAAGGCATAATAATTGTCGTATAAACCATAGACTCTTACTGTTCCTGCTTCTAGTTCTGGATCATTGAATTTGGTTGTGTCAAAATCAAATGTGGTTTCGTTAAGCACAGTTGACCCATCGCTTAAAAATTTATCAAAGGTAATAAGTTTGTTTGCAGTTGCATTTTGACTCGACACAGCAACCACGGATGAATTTGCATTCATCTCCAATGTGTGTCCGTACCTGTTAAATTCGTCTGCAGTATTAGAATCTATAGTTTGTTGTTGTTGATATCTATAAACTTTGAACACTGTGTTCATTTTTGGTGCTTGAGTAAAAGTTAAACTATAAGATGATCCGTCTACTGAGAAAGATCTGCCACTAGCAAGATTGTCTGCTGAGTACAATATCGTATCTGCTGTTTCACTGGTATTGTCTGCTTGAGCGCCGCCCACTGTACTCCACGTTACAGTGCTGTCTGGTGCTGTTTCATATACGCCAATGTCATTCTCATTCACCGGTGCAAAACTTAGAGAGTAGGTTGTGCTGGATCCGTCTGCCGTAAACGACTCAGATGATTGTTTGAAGTAATACACACGCCCAGTATCAGGTGCACCTGACGGATTATACCCTGGAGCACCTACTACAATATTAGATCCGTCTGTGTTCATTGCTACTGAGTAGCCAAATTCTAATCCAACCTGTTGTGTGGTCGGAATAAGTTTTGCTACCTGTACATAAATGCCAGTACCATCGTCTGCATAAACAAACACTGCACCATTTGAACTTGTTGAGTCTGAACCTTGTATTGCATGGTAAGGAGCACCAACGGCCACAAATTGTCCTGTCTTGTCTGTTGCCACACTCCATCCAAACTTGTCGCCTGTCATTAACTCTGAATCACGTATTATTCCATATGAATCGTATCTCTGCGTTGTTGAATTGTATTTGTAAACTTCTGCTCTTCCTTTGTTGGAATCAGCACCAGGCACACCAAAAACTGTGTAATTTCCATCGCCTGATATAGCAACCGAGTTACCAAAGTTTTCGTTTGATGCTGGTGGATTACCTGTGACAGTTTGTATGGATGCCCATACACCTGCTGAGTCTTTGTTTAATATTTCTGCAAAGCCTTCTCCTGATAAAGTTGTTTCTGCAGACGATACAAAACCTATTATTTCCGTCGACCCGTCTGTGCTTGTCCCAGTAACTTGATAATCTTCTGCTAAAATAGTGTCAGTCTCTATTGCTAGGACATAAGTTGTTGAATTCCAAGACTTTACAGTTCCTGATCCCACCAAAGAACTAGACGCATTGTAAATTTGAACTGAATTGTTTATTTTAAAATTAAGCGTTGAACTGAAGTCTCCACCATCTAGTGTAACAACTTTAACAAATCCAGATGCAAATGGCGCCGAAACAACTAATCTATCTTCGCTGTCGTGTGCTAGTGCTATTGCATGTCCGTATCTGTCAAATTCAGTTTTATTTGTTGCACTTGAACTTTCTGCTGTTGCTGTTTCTTCTATTGTTAAAGCAGTTGCACTTTCGATTGATTGGATAGTATATTTTTTGCTACTGGCAGTAATTATTCTGTCACCCACTTTCAGTTCAGTATCAAAAATTGTGTTTGTTCCTGCTACCGTCGAACTGTCTAGAGTAAACACAAAGGTTCCTGTTAGGTTAGTAGATGCTGTGCTTACATGAGCAGGATTAATTGTAAACGTACTAGTGAAGTTACCATAATCTGGTCTTGTTTCTAAATGTAGTTTTCCACCTTGGTCACCAGGTGCACTTACAAATACGTTTTTACCTGTGCTGTCCGAAGCAATAGCATGTCCGTAATCACTAAATTGTTGCCTGTTAATATCATACTGTTTTATCTTTTCAACGTAAGGTAATGTGTTGACATAATTTACCCATCTCGCAGTGTCGTTGGTTTCATAACTGTTAGTTACGGTTACAATGTCATTTTTCCTCCAGCCTCTAAGTGGAGCAGATGTATTGATGTCTGCCGTAGTCGATAGTTTAAGTGAAACTAGTTTGAACAAGTTGCCGTTCTTCGTCATCGACGAGCCATCATCTTCGGGTAAATCATTTAATAGTTCAATTGAAAATTCATTCGGACCTGCTACTGTGCTGTCCATCGATCCTCTTTCGGGTATCTCGTATATGCCATCTATCGCGGCATCCACGTCTCTCAGCAATATGATATCGTCCTTGGCTAGATTGTGTGCCTTGTCGGTTGTTATTTTTACTTGATCTTCACCCAACACAGTTGACCCATCACTTTCGAATTTATCAAAACGTGATACTTTGACATTTGTTTCAGTAACTCTATATAGATTCCAAAGTCTGTCCTGTCCTTTAGCAATCCAAATTGTCGAACCCACTGTATACAGTTGGGGATTTGTTTCCGTTAGCAGATCTTCCATATTAAATCTTGAAAAGTTTACATACTCAGGATTGACAGGACCAGCGTTTGCATATTTGAAGATGTGCTTGAAGTCGTATGTGTTAGCAGTGCTGTCATAATCAACAAATGGTGTGCCATCATAATTGGTTGGCTCTATTCTAAGATTTGATTTTGTAATTTGATAAGAAGGATTATTGGCATCAAACTGAGAAGAACTTTCAATAAATTTTGCCAGTTTAGGATTTTCGCCAAATTCTGATTCATTTAATGAAAATTCTATATCTTCTTGAGTCCTACGCCCACCATATGCTCCAGTTCTGAACGCCCATTCTTCATAGACATTGTATTTGTTGGTGTCACTGGATCTGAATTGTGCATTCAGCAACTTTGTGATCGAATTTATCGTGCCTTTTTCCCTAATGAAACCTTGATAAAATTTGTATTGTGCATTTTCGTCCATGCCCAAGTCTTCCAAATATTGCCTTGGTTGGTAACCTATAAGATGCCTTGCTAAATTTTGCTGTCCTTCATCAAAGTTATCAGTGTCTAAATTATAAAAGTCTTCAAACTGTGCAGATCGGTAATCAAAGTTTGGCAAAAGTTTACTTTCTGGTGCTGTTGTTTTCAGTCGCCAGTTTGTGTTAACAAAATTGTCTGTCCCTGCATGTCTTTTCTGTGCAACATAGAATTTTGCCTGATACTTGACCACGTCACCTAAATTGTAATCTTTAAATGGTGTCCAATCTTCAATCTTTGCTTCATCAAACACAAATCCTGGTGCATAAAGATCACCGTTCCAGTCGCTTGTTTTGAAACCTGTTATTTTAAGTCTTTCTTGTCTATATCCTAATGCAGGATCATAGATAACATCTGAAAATACTGTTTTGTTATCAAATAAAACTACATGTTCTTTCTGAACAACATTGAATTTTGCAAAATAGATTCCATCTGTAGTTGGCGATGTGGTAAGCACTGTGGTATTTCCTTGTCTATCCATGTTGACATCAGGTAAAGAAATGCCAATACCTTCCTGTTGCATCAGCATATAACCTTCATATGGATTAATCAACGAGTCAACAACTCCAGTGTCGTTAGTGTATGTGATAGACTGGGATGCCGGAGAAACTGCAATTACTGTTCCAACTGCCCAGTTTTGTGTTGACCAAAATAAGAATTCTTTGATACTTAGTGTCCAATCTGTATTAGTATCTAACTCACTAGAATACCCGTCAAAGACAAAGCCTTGTGTTTTTAACCATTGTTCATATCCTTGTATAAAGTTTGCGACTTCCTGTTTTGTCTTATATTCAGTTCCGTATGGAACGGTGGTAATATTTGAATGAAATGAATTAAATTTAGCGACTGTCACTCCACCGATGAGTGGTAGTGTTGAGCCTATTTCTGTAATTTTGCTAGACTCAAAAGTTGAACCTGCTGTGAATGATGTGTTTACTCTGTAAAACTTTCCACTATTTTTTATAATGGAACCTGCAACATAAAATCCACCTATCTGCCAATTACTAAACTCTTCAGAAGTTTGTCCAATTGATATATTAGAACTAAGTTGGGTTTGTATAGGAGCATAAATTTCAAATGATCTAAGCAAAGGATCATAACCTATTACCTTGAAGCCTGTTGCTGTTTTTTGTACAATTACACCAGAGTAAGAAGAACTTTGTAGTGGTGTGCTTTGATTAAGGAAAATTTTATAATTTTCTTGTGGCAGAAATACACTGTTTGAAGTCGACCCAGGCGACACTGCATCTGCAATGGCCCTAATATTTGTCTTGTCACTGAATCCACCCAACTTGTATGAAAGGTTAACTTTTAAATTGGTTATTGGGTCAGTAAAATTAGATTTGATATCAAGATTTTTTCCCTTCAAAAACTCTACTATTAAAGGATGGTATCCAGTCGCCCAGTGTTCTTGAGTATCTCCTGCAGAGTCTGTGTATACACCTCCATAGAAAACAAAATCTTTTGGTTGTACAGCAACCCCAGTCCTGTTGTAAACATATTGTCCAGTTGGATTTTGAAATATCCTTGCTGTATCCCACATCACCCCAAAGTATCTCGCTGGAGATGTGAGTGCATTTGCAATTTGCACAGCAAATGGATAATCAGATGATCGTCTCCATGCCGTTTCTGCTGGTGAATGATCGCCTGCTTCAAAATCTGCACTTTGCTCATCTTGACTTGCAATTATTCTATCAACAATGAAATCATTTGGAGGACGCAAATTTCCTTCTGCATCAACTGGTAGGTAAGAACTAAGTCCAGTTCTTGTGTATCTATCGTGTGTGCCTGCTCGGTCGCCTTCTTTAATAAATCCGTTTTCTAAATCATTCCATAATATGTCGTTACCAGATGTATAAGGAGCCGCACCATATCTCGATTCCCACCAAGTTGGCTTTTCTGCGAAGCCTAACATCTCCCATGGATGGGTGTGTGGACGATCTGTGTCAAATAAGTCTACAAATATCCCACGCCAGAAACCTTTCAACAATTCACCAGTTTTTTTATTTTTAATCTTTGAATAGTTCCACGAAAAAGGATCCGCGGAAGAATAGTAAGTGTGAGAAGTATAATCTATTTGGTTGTCTCCTGTCCAATCTAAGAACAATCTATTTTCAACTTCTTTCCATTCTGTGTTAGTGTATGCACTTGTTCTAAAGTCTCCAGGTCGTTGGCTTAAATCGTGCAAGTTCTTTTCGTCATAAGTTACTTTGATGTTGTTGTAAATCCTTTTTTCTAACTCTAGGACAAACTCGTCTCTAATATCACCGTATGCCTTTGTTAATGATCCATCATGTCCTTGTATTACTGTGATAGTTGTCGAGTCATTGAACCTACTTCTGTATGTGTCATCCACATAAGACTTTGGCTCATATGCTGGGTATAATCCTAATTTAGTTGGTGTCGGTGGCACATGGCTGCCATCTGTATCAGGGTATTCTCTGATTTCAATTTTATCACCTATAGTGAAAGTAAAGTCTGCACCAAACGTTAAAGTTGCACTTGACGTATCAAAAGTGTAGTCTTTTGAATGTATTTTTTGATCGTCATTTACCCACACATACACTGCATTATCGCTTAGTTCATTTTTGTTATACACGGAACTTAATCCATAAGTTTTGTTTGTGTTATCTGTTACAGTGTAAGATATTTTTGTGTAGTTGTCTCCAAATCCTACCATATCACTGTGGAAAAATGCAAAATCTTCTGACTTGTTTGCAGATACTTTTTTTATTATTTCATCTACACGATCTCTAATCTCTGTTGAAATCAATTCGCTAGTTTTGGTAAGGTCTATTGTATCAATTTGTTTTATAAAATTATTTTTAAATTTTGCATATTCTTTGCCTACATACTTTAAGGCAGAATAAAAATTAGCACTCGGATGAGTCAACAAAAAAGTAGATAATGGGATAGAACCAGCATGTTGCATGATCCTTTTTCCATATGCTTTAGTGTCTGCCATATCTTTCATATTAGTCAAGCCAGGTTGTGTACCAGTAAATCCTGGTAGTTCTTCTGTAATGCTTAAAACATGATTACTAAGTTCACCTAGTGTAAGTGTTTCTACAGATGCATTTAAACTGTTACGCTCTAAATTGTCTGGAACTTCATAATATCCATTTGCATTTTTGCTAGTGTATGGAGCATGTGTTTCAATTACAATCTTATCTCCAATAGTCCTGCTTTTCAAAAATTTTATAAACTTTTGCGTGTCTTTAGTTTCTATTGTGTAATCCGTTGTTACAGTTTTTTTGACGTTATTAACAAATACATCTATTTCTAAGCCTGGCACATTAGAAACGTTGTTATAAGTTTTTACTTTGAAAGATTTCAGTTCGTCTTTGACAACAATTACATCAATGACTTTTTGTTTAGTAATGTTTTTTTGCTTGGTCCACCCATTCCTAAGTTCATAGGACACAGTGGTATTGTTAGTGCTGTCTACTCCGACTTCAACATCGATAACATTCTTTTTGTAGTATGCTGAAGCAGTATTAATTGTGTTCTTTTGTGCATTAGTGGCATCTAAATATGTGACAGTGCCAGTGGCTATTGTATTATTAAACACGATGTCGGCCACAGTTCCAAAGTTTTCATATTTTATTTTTATGCCATATTCAGTATCTTGAGTACCTGTAGTGGACTGGGCAACTTCAAATAAAGTGTTTCCTAAGAATGACGATGCTGGATATGTAGTAGCATCTGTAAGCACTGCCCCTGAACTATTGAACATTTCAAATACAGGTGGTTGTTGTACCTTAGTTTTTTGTTGACATTCAACCCAATCAGTACCATCGTATCTGTATTGTTTTCCTTTACCATTAGTACCATTCTCTACAACCACAGTGTTTCCTTCTACAGGTTCTTGGTCTAACTCTAAATCCAAATAAAGAACGTTGGTGCTGTCAACATTAACGAAAGTAACAGTATAGATATTGCTCTTGACAGTGGCATCAGTATCATTTTGGAATATAACTCTATCACCGTGAACAAGTTCTGTACCATCTATGTAATGTCCTAGTTGCCCATTAACAAACGAAAACGCATCAGTTGTAGCAGTTTCTATTGCCTTTATAGGTTTCAATCCTATGTTTCCATAATTGTAAAGTTGGATGTTGCCTTCGAACTGTATTATCGGTCTTTGTGCTCTTTGTTCATGATCTAAAGATACTGTATGTCCATTGTATGTTGCTGTGTTAGTAATTACTGACTCGTTGAACCATCTGTTCGACCTTGACCAAGAATTGTAATCTTTTGAATTTCTGTTAATAGTAAAGTAATCTTTTTCGGTTGGTACATTATCACCAGCATCCCATGGGTCTTCATCAAAGTTTTGTGTGCCATCTTGATCCCAAACCACAGTTGATGTTGCTGAACTAAATTCTTCTGGTACAATCATTCTTGCTGTATCCATTAAAACTATTTTGTCTCCCACACCTTCAACATAATATTCTTTGTTCTTGTATGCGGCTGGTATACTTCCTGCGAACTTAACCTTTAATCCGTTTTCGAATACTACACTGTTTGGCGTGGTGTATGTTTTCTTTCCCAAAACTTCTGTGGTGATATCAACAGTTGTGAACCCATCTTGCAAGTCTTCTATTATGATGTTACCTTGCATGGAACTATGCCTACCACATGCATAAAAAAGTAAGTCAGGAAAGTCACCGCCGTCGACGGTTTTAGGAACAGTAAATGTTACTGTGCCTGCGTCTTGTCCTTGGTCAGCAGTTCCTGTGTCGTACTGAGAACCTGATCCATCTATTTTTTGTGTCTTGATATAAAATGGATGTCCTTTCGCATCTACTTCAAACTTGTATGTGTTTCCTCTATATAATGTTAAGTTAGGATTGTCACCTGTGTAGCCACTAAAAATGTATGCTCCTGCGGCATTGTTTGAAACTTTAATTGTGCTTACACTTCCAGGCTTTGTGATATCAACTTGGACAACACTAGGCCCTTGTGGCAACCAATAATAGTTTCTAAAATTTATTAATGGATCAACATCTACCGGAGGTGCCCAACTATGTGATTGTTGGCTGAACAATCTATTATGATTGCTCTTGTTTCCACCTAAGAAACTTACCTGGTTTACTAAATCAACATACGAAGAATAGTAATCCACAGTGCCGTCATCTTTGACATAGTTGACACTTGGTTCTAACTGATAGTTTTTCCTGTCATTGTTTATTTCGTCAAGGTAATTGTCTGTGTTTTTAAAACTAGGACCTTTTTGCGAACCAATGAATCCAGATATTTTTTCTAACTCACCTTTCTGTGTCCACTGATCCAGTGTGGCGTTTAGGAATTTCTTATTACGTTCTGTTTGAAAAACTTCAGGTAATAGCGTAGTGGTTGTTCTAGAAACCGTTGCCATCTACTAGTACCCCGAACCTGAACCTGATGAACTTGATGATCCTGATGAACTTGATGATCCTGATGAACTTGATGAAGTAGTAGTTGTATTTGTGGTAGAGGCGCCAGTGCTACCCCCTGATGTTGCCGTTACAGTGGATGCCGTAGATGTTGCTGTGGTAACCACTGTGCCACTTGCTTTAATGTTGCCTTGTGATATAGAAGGTATAATTTCGATATCGTCAACTGTTGCTCCACTAACAAATATTTCATCCGAATTGGATTCGATCTGGAACAATGATCCAAATGCTGTGTCTTGTTTGTTTGGCACAATTACAATTGAACTTATTTTTGGTGCTAGTGTATTATGAATATAAGTCGATAACTCTGTGTAAAAAAATGAATCACCAAATGTCCAATTTTCCAAAGAAAAATAATTGTTGATTGCATTGATCACCGACGTTTTCACATCGTTATCAGTAATTGTCAGTGCCGAATTTTTCACAACTTTGAAAGTTGCTTGTAATGTGTTATCTGCATTATGTCCGAACAATAACTTGTATTTTACAGGTCTGTAAACTATCTCATCCGATACGTTTTTGTATGTGCTTAGTGTTGGATCGTATGCAGTTCTCAATGCCGCAGTAGTCGGTGATGCTGGCGCTGTGCCAACCTGTCCATTGTATATCCATTGTCTAAATTCAGTATCGTATGCAGTAGTAAGAATGTGTAAGTCAATTAGGTTGCTCACAGATGGATCAATACGTCTATCATATCTTGCCGCATGTTCATAGTTGTAATTCAGATTGTCTCTGCCTATGTCCGCCTTATAAGTGTCGGACACATTTACTAACGATCCTGTGGTGCTATCATATTGTTGTATTGTTCCAGCATTGTAGAAATGAAACAGTTGACCATTTGAATATTGCGTTAAATCTACACCGCTACCGCCTGCTGATAAAACAAAATCCGTACTTGGTACCACATCATAATAATCTGCCGCTTTGGTGATGTCTTTTTTGAAATACACATACTTGGCACTTTCGTTCTTGGTCGGATTGACCACACTTGAAAATAAATCTGGATTGTCAACAACCCCGTCGTCATCGGAATCGTTAAATGAGACAACAACTTCTCTAGTGTCATTGAACCCAGTTGATAAAACTCGGTTGCCAACTATTGCAAAAGAATAATCTTCCGACAGTTGCACTGTGCTATCTGGCATTGTGTTAAATTTTAAAACTTTAAGTTGGTCTCTAACTACCTTGCCAGTTGTGGCATTGAATATTTTTTGGTCCTCGTCGTAGAAGAATCTATTTTTTGATGCCGATCTAAAAACATAATTGAGATTCCTTGTTTTGATTGAATAAACTCTGTTAGATGCTGTGAACTGTAACAACCAACTACCATCTCTGTTTGCACCTGAGGTGTTGCCTTGGAATCCTAAATCAAATGATGCATCTTCATGCAAATTTGTTTCACTAATAAATTGCCATTCGTTGGTATCGATGTTGAACGTAAGTCCAAAATTTTGATAATTTTTAATTGCATCTATAATAGTCGATTCTACTAATGCAGTGGTGTTTGTTGCAAATGCAGGGATTATTTCTTGTATTATTGCTGTACTTGGTACTTTATCCGACAACATGATTGGTCCCGAACCATCTGTAAAGTTTCCTTTTCCATAATTTGCACCATCCTGTTTAACATCCACAACTTTTGTCCATATGACTGATTGTGATCCTGCGTGTCCAACTTCGCCTGCCATTAGTGTACCATTTGCCATGAAATGAAAACCTGCAGGTGGGGTAAATTTAATTAAAGCACCTGGTTTAACATATTTTAAATTATTTGTAGTATAGTCACCAACTGCTAAAGGTCCTGTCTCTTTAAAATATCCTGTATATGTGTTTGTTGCTTCTGTACTTAAAGACCAAGTGTAATTTGTTCCAGTTGACTGCCGTGTGTATTTCTCATAGTAATAATCTCTGACGCTTACGGATTTTAATATAGGATTAATTGTGTTTGCTAGTATGCCTTGTATTTCACTATTTGATTGGTATGCAAATGCAGTTGACGGTTCCACAAATTCTCTGTATACCACTCCCTCATCTGCAAAAATATTTGTAGAACTGTATGCTCCTGTTGGATCAATCAAATCATAATATCTAGAAATACCCGATGCTGTTCTGTTCACTGCTTTTGTCTTTGCAATCCCCTGGAATTGAGTCAAAGGTACAATTTGATAATCTTCTGCTGTAGTCATCCTGTTGTTAGTGTAGTATGCCTGTGGTGCTTTAGTTTTGATATCTAAGTTTGATTCTGTTGCCACAGCATTGTCTACAGTTGTTTGAAGATCCATTGTGATCGTTAAGGTGTTTACTTGGCCTTTAACATTTCTATAATTTACCGAGGCTGTCACCCCACGCATATCCCTAGGTCTAATTGTGTAAGTTGAATTTATTGAACTTCTGTAATATGCACGGAATAAACCATTTGGATTTTCTCCGAACACACCGTCTGCAAACACAAGGTCAACTGCGTCGTTGGCCCTGGTGTTAACACTGAATATTTTTCTCACAGATTCTGATAATGAATTGTAAATTGCGTTGTTACCTGTGATGGCAGGGATCTTTGTCCATGCATTGTCTATTGTACCATTTTGAGTAAGGTCATATAACCATACATCCGAATTGTTTATGTTGTTCTTATCAATAGAAACTGTTGTGTTGGGTGATGGATTTGTTACAGTGAATTCCGAGAATCCCAAGTCACCTTGTTTGAATAACATAAAAAATCCTGTGTTCTCTGATGCATTGCCTTTGCCGTCTGCTCTATATAAAAATCCTAACCTGTTTCCTGGGATAGGTGATTCTTCATAAATGTAATCTTGATTTCTGATCGTAGCACTTACGATTTCAAATGGCATAGGAGTTGAATTTACATTTCTTGTAAATTTCAATACAGGCACATCATTGTTGGTAGTTGAAAATTTATACTGATGCGTTGTGATCCCACCGATGGAATCCTTTATTGCGGGTGACCCAAATTTTTGTGTACCACTGAGAGATGCGTTCAATACTGCAATAAACTGTTCTAACCAGTTTGAATTTGTAGGGTCACTCCAATTTATAATTGAATTAGATAAGTCTGCTCCCGATGAATCTGTTACCGACTCTGTGGTGCTGACGCTTGTAATTTTGATTAATCCACTACCTGTTTGATTCCTTTTTGGCACATAACTTAAAAGCCTTGCCAAACGTAAAATACTGTCTCGTCTTTGTGCTGTGTCAATGAAATTTTCTCTTGCATTCAAATCTGTTCTGAAGGATAAATTTTGTCCCAAATATGCTATTAAATCAATCAGTGCAATATACTCCGATGATTCGATATAATCGTTGAAGTCTTCTGGATAATTGTTTTGCAAATATTGTATCATAGTCCTGCGTAATGTGTCAAAATCGTATGATGCAAAATCACTTTGCTGGAAAGATCTATAAATCTTTTGCCAGTCTTGTGATACTAGTAAACTGTTTTGTCTATCTGTTGTTGCCATGATATTATGTGTGTATTTATTTTAGGAATAATGTGCGTACTTATTAGTATGCTGATGGCACATTGGTGTTAGCGCCTGCTTGTATTGGATTTGAAGTTACATCTAACTTCGAATCTTGATTAAATGCTAGTGAAAGTGATTCACCTATGTTATATGGAATGTATGTGATTTCAAGTGCGATGTTCAATCCATATTCTTGCTGTTGTATTTGAAGTGTGTCTAGTCTCCACCTTGGGTCTTTATCCACTATTTCAATTACATCCTCCTCAACAGATTTGCTTAGATCACTAGTAAAAGGTTCGAAAAGCAGATCCCAAATAATAGTACCGTAATCAGGAAGTTCTAATTTTTCACCTTTTTTGATGTAGAATGCATTAAGTAAATCAGTTCTTGCAAGTTCATAATCATAAAGTGTGTTTGAATCAAAATCCCTATTCACAGTGCTGAACCCCACATAACTCTTTAAGTTACGAGGTGTCGCTAATGGATCGTTAGTAGTAGTCTTTGTTAATTTTACTTTTGCCATTTTACCCTGCGTTTGAATCTCCGGATCCCGCCGCATGCGGATGTCCACAATTTGCGTTGTCGCCTTCTCTTATCACAAACTTTCCTCCTGCCTTCACAGTGCTTGAACTGTCTGCAGTGCTCATCGGTGCGGCATGTATGCCTATGCCATGGCCAACATGTGGCCCGTCACCTTTAACATTAATAGGTGCTCCATTTACAAGCACATTATTAACTTGTCCGTTGGCTAGTGTGCCTCCCGATATGTTGCTTACTCCTATTTTTGTTATTGCTGGCATACTGTATTTACGTCCTTGTGCTCAGGTCATTTGCTGACTTTTTGTCTTTGAGTGGTTCTAAATATTCTCTGTCTGTTCTGTCACGAGTAACAAGGCTCCTAACCTTATCTTCATGTAATGACCATTCTTCATGAACAGGCACCCTCTTCATAATTGATCTTAGTTGTAGTTTTTTGCCATTGGCGGTGACTGCTCTCGAATCTGTACGATAAGGAAATACAAACTGTTCATCTGTGTTTGGTAATTTGTGCACCTGCAACGGTTCTATGGTTGCCTGGTCTGCTGTTGCTGATGCTCCTGCTGTGGTTATTGCTACTGTGCCTGAATTTAAGTTAATTGTGCCACCATCTATGTCTGTTCCTGCATTCGAAACTTGCAGTTTTGCAGTGCTCTTCAATGAGGTGTCTCCCACACTATCCACATTTACCTTGCCTGTGGTTTTCAAATTAAAATTACCCACCACACTGTCTGCGTCAGTGACTGCTTGTAAGTTGATGTTTGATGTAAGACTGTCATCTTGGTTTAAAATATTTCCTGCCAACACATCTACATCACCTGTGGCATGTATCCTCACATCTTTACGTTGTATCACTACTCCTGCAGGACCTTGAGATCCTATCTGCGATGCACGGATATCTACATGGCCACGCAACGATTCCATTTTGAAATCTTGGTTTACTTCGATCCTTCCTTCACCTTTTGCTTTGATGTGCGTCTCGCCTGCAGATTCTAATCTGATTGCGCCTGTGCTGACCTTGTCAATACTAGGATCATGATAAGCATTGATGTCAGTTCTGGTTGTGCCTGCCGCTTTCATATTGATGTTCCTGCCTGCTTCAACGTTGACATCTCTGTCTGCCCTGAAGTTGAAATCCTGTTTCGTATGCACACTCACAGAGTCGCCGGCGAATATATCTATTTTGCCGTCTTTGGTGAATTCCATCCATGACTTGCCGTCCGCGGAGCCGATGTAAATCAAACCTTCTGTGTCATGCATCACTATCTGATGTCCTGTGCGTGTCCTTAATCTTATAAGTTCGTTGGTTTTGACTCCCTGTGTTTGGTTGTTTACGTTTTCCTGTGGTGTTCCGTCATCCATGACAAATGTGTGTCCACCTTGTCTTGAGTTTGCTCTTTTGATTACTCTGCCGTCCTTGTCTTGTATGGCACCATGAAGGTTACCTACATCTGGATTGTTAGATATCTGCCCAAACAAATCAACCGGTCCAGGAGTTGAAATTCCAAACACCTGTGATGGCGATTCTCTCCTTGCGGAAGATGATGTGTTGCCTCTTACATTGTCGTTGGCCAACCCTTGTTCGATCAGCCTGTCCACAAATGGATGCACTGGCTTTCTAGTGGTGTCCGGAGTCGTCCTCACAGATTCTGCTTTGTTGTATTCTGTTGTAGGTGTAGCACTAATTTTTTCTTGTATCAGTTCTGAGTCATAGTCTGCACTATCTTCGTCTACTTCCTTTAACCTAGTGGACGGATTGCCCGGTAACATGTTGTTCATGTACAGGTCTATCGGATATCCTATGATGTAACCCCTGCTGAGATCACCCTCTTCGAACATCACTGCACATTGAGTTTCTATGTCGGGTGGTGGCATCCACATTCCATATGACTTTTGTGAGTCACTCCAGTCCTTACTGCCAGGCTTTGTGAGATTGCCTGGTGTGACTCCGTAGAATGGTGTCAAATATCTGACTGTGATCCATGTGTCAGGATTGGCTTCCTGTCCACCGAATGCTCCAACAAACACTTTGACCCTGCCGTTGCGTTCTTGGTCTGTGGTGTTTTTGACTTTGCCTATGTACAGTGCGTGGCTGGCCACACGATTGCCTGGCGTTATAAAGTCTCTGCTTGGTTTGGAAGTGAATTTCTCTGTTGCCATTATCTTACTTCTCTTGTTCTATCACCTACTTCGTATGTATTCTGGTACCTGCCCGACTCAGTTTTAGTTGCATAACCGTTTTCTACTTTCCATTCATAGGCTTTTTTGCGACATTCAGATCTTCCTCCACCAGACTCTTTACATTCATCTTGCACCCTAAGGAAACCTCTTGTCGCCGCATCTGATACACTCACATCCACTAGAGTTAATCCTGTGGATTGATCTAATCCCACCAGCGTTTTGCCTTCGTAATATTCCTCTTTGGTCAGTCCACCGTATTTGTCGGTGCCGGAGGTCTTCTCTTCGGAGATCACTTCAGTGACCTCTCCTCCAGTCGTAGTTTCTTGTGTTACCTTCTTAACTTTTTTATTGCCTTCTATCTCTGTTGTTTCAGTGACCGTCCTGTTGCCCACTTGTGTTGTTGTGGTGCTTGTGGCCACACTTGCACCTGCCGGACCGAATGTGTCGCCTATGCCTTGATTAGGAGACAACGGATTGTTTATTGAATCCAACCCTGCGTTATTAGTTGACAGTCCAGTCACTGTGCTGGTCTGCGTGTGTGTGCGGTCGTTGTTGGATGCCAACACATTGTCTGCGTTGTTGCTGTAATTACTTTGGTCGGCCGCTGTGCCGCCTGAATTGGTTGATGCTGTGTCACTGGACGTGGTCTCACCTGCTCCGCTATTCAACATCCTTACGATCTGATTAATGTACAAGCCACTTTTGATTGTCGCCTCTGTCGGCGTGTCTACCTGTGTGGTACTGCCTGTCTCAAATGTGCCGCCGGCGGCTGGTGCTACACCCTGCCCTCCTGCTACTCCGTTCGTCATGCCAGTTTCTTGTGCCTTTGGTTGTTCTAGTGCTTGGTGCCTACATCTCACCATGCCCAGTTGCTGTGTGAATCTGCCTTCCTCGAAATTGCTAGTGACTGATATCAGTCTGTAAAAACCACCAAAGAATGCCGTGTCATACTTGCCACTACCTTGTAGGCCTGCCATCAGTCCTGTCTCATCATCGATATCTGTTGGAGTCTTGAAATTAACTTTCACGTAAACCTGTCCGTTGTTAGCGTCGATGGATCCATCCTCCAGTTCGTATGCGTTTGCCTCACTGCGTGGCAATACGTTTGGATTAAAATCTTCTTGTACCAGATAGTATGGATCGCCCAGTATGTCCAATTCTAGATTGATCAAATCTGCCTGTGGGTCTGACAGTTGTTTCTTAATTATTGATGCAGTCTTATACCCAGGCACCGCTCCACGCTCGCCACCTTGTGTTTCTGACTTACCATCTACATCACTCTCTTTTGTTTCTACTACTGCAAGTCCTTTGTCAACTGCCTTGTCTCCTTCTTCACTTTCTCCTGTGCCATACTGTTTAGTCAGCACTTCACTCTTTGATAGTTTATCGTTGGTGCTACCTGGTGTCTTGTCGTCCTGTGCGGCCGCGGCGGCAAAGAAAGCAAAATTGTATTGCAGATCAAAATTGAGTATGTCCCTATTCTTGCCTGTGTAAATGTAATCGTATTCCCTGCCAACTTCCTTGATGTTTATTTTTACGCTGGGATCTGAATTAGGCAATGCAACATATTGGTCAACCCAGTATGGGCGAACGATGAACTTGTTCGGCGTTTTACTCTTGTTGGCAGTGATCCATTTGTAATCGATCTTGTACCATGGAACTTCGCCATATGAATTTACATCTACGTTCATAGTTTCATCTGTCTTGAACTGACGCATGATGTAATCACTCGAATCGATTATGGCCTGTATAATACTTAAGATCGGTGTACCTGTGTTGTAGGTGTAGACTCTAGTGCCGTAATTGTCATTAAATTTAACTTTGTTTAGATTGCCAAACCCTTGATCATTGTTGACTTCGGTGTTAAGTTTTCCTTCTGCATTGAGATCAAAACTAACTTTGTTGGCAGAACTAGAAAATGCGTCATGGTTCATTGTCGATTTGAACAATTCTATCGCCAATTTAGAATCTGCGCCTCCACCAGTGAGCAGTATGTCTGAGAATGGTACTTGACCTGATACGGTATTTCCCTCATACAATCCAGTGTTGTATCCTTCAATGTTTGTATCTTCTTGTCCTGGTGTGGTGCCGTATTTGAAAGGTTTGCCAACAATTTTAAGATCATAGCCTTCTTTATTATTTTTTATCTTAGGCTGTTCATTCAATTGATCCTGTAGATTGTACAGCAATTCTCCTACTGTGGCTCCTTTGAGATTAATTGGTTGTATAATCTTTGCCCTGTTATCTGTCAGTGCGTTGGCATTGTATGGCACTGCTGAGAAATTGTATTCCGTTCCGCCACCTGTGACATTAAATTGGCAGTTAACTATCTTCAGCGGAAAATATTTTACAACACCAGAGTCTGATGGTTTGCCTTCGTCGTCCATGCCATAAAATTTAAGTTTCAACAGGTAGATACCTTGCAAGTAATTCGAATGTCCTGCCTGCACAGCGGCGTCATGCAAGTCATCTAATAGCGATGCTCCAAATGGTTCAAATATAGTGAATTCCATTTGGTGCACATTTGATGTGACAGTAGCAGAATTTAGACCAATAGTACTGTTCAGTTGCATATTCCTTACGTGATAGTTGAGTTGCGACCCAGGTGCCAGTTGCGGTCCTGATTCGGGCAGTCCACTTGTCTTAATAATAATTCTTCTGTTTGACCACACACCGAAGTTTCCAGATGCATATTGTGTCTTTGTCAGTGCTGATAATTGGAATTCGTATGTCGACGGTTCTAATCCGTACAATAAATTTTCACCAACATTTCTTGTGGACATCACTGTCTTTTGTTTTCTTTTCTTTTGTGCTGTTTTAGTGCCTTCCACCACATCTGATTCGCCAGTTGTGCCTACCGACACATCTTTGTTGTCATCTATTTGCACAGGAGTTTCTAGGAACCCCGGTGGTGCCTGTGTGTTGCCATACTCAGGTGTGCCTGTGGCACTCTGTGCCACTCCGGCTTCTGCCACCTTGTTCTCTCCTGTGAATGTCTTGGTTTGTGGTGTGTCGAATGTTTTAGTTTTGATGGCGGTTTGTCCGGCCGCTTGGTTAACGACCAAACTTTCTTTCACATTTGGTGCATTGACCAGTGGTTTGGTTTCTACCACTGGTGCAGTTTTTTGTGTAACACTGCCCGAATAAGTATTTTGGGTTACTGTTGGTGCAGTTTTTTGAGTGACTTTTACTCCATCTGTCACTGTAGGTGTGTTCACCTGCCTGATGTGGTTCGCTATCTTCTGTTCCTTCTGTGCTATTTGATTGTTGTATACAGTTTTATTTTGTGTGGGCAGTTTGTCCCATTCCTTGTTTTTGATCATTACTGATTTTTGATTCTCTAATTTCACAAGATCATTTAGTTGTGTCTTTACCTCGGGTGCTTCGAAAGTTTTTTGGTCCAGTTTGATTATTGGTTGATCCACAGGAATAGTTTGCTCCCCTGTGAAAACATTTCTGTGATTGCTCTGCGTCTCTACGTATTTTTTGTTTGCTTTGATGTCCGAGTTTGTCGCACTGCCATCAGTATAATATGACTTGCTCCAATCTTTCTTTTCCGTTACCTCGCCATAGCCTAATTCTTCCAGTGTGGTCAGTTCTGTCTCATTACCTGTGATGTAATTGTATGCATCAGCGGCAGTGTCTTTGAGTTCACCACTTTTAATATATGCGTAGGCGGCCGCCAGTGAAGTGAAAGCAAATGCGCCTACATAATAGACTGGTACTGCAACTATGGGTGCCATGTTATGCTCCTAGGCCTGCGTCGATGTCATCCTGTCTTGGTATTCTTATGATGGTGCCCTCTACAAAGTCGTTCAAAGGATCTTTGAGTGTGTCTGGATTTCTCACACTGAACACCCACCATAGTTTGGTGTTGCCATACAAGTCATGTGCCAGTAAGTCTGGGCGTAGACTGTAAAACTTATCGATGCTGTATTCGATGTCATCGTTATTGAAATCAAATGAGCGTGGTTGATATATGCCAAGATAACCACTACCCTGTGACGTACTTGCATATGGTGATGATGATGCGTACTTGGCCATTAAATAAATCCGTCCTTGGCCAATGTGCCGTTAGCAAAATCTTTCAAGTTGAACTTTTCTTTTATTTTCTTGCGTGAATAAACTGGTTGTACCAATACTGTGAAAACTGAATCTGTCGGTACCCTAGTTACCACGCCCCCACTGTTTGCACCAGTCGGAGTTCTATTGTTTGCTTGTTCGATTCCTGGTTGTCTGCTGGATCCCGATGACTTAGTTCGTTGTTGAGTGTTTGCATTGGTTTCTGGTCCGCCTCCACTGTTTTGCACAACAGAAATGTAGTCAACCGATTCTCTCAATTCAATGGTCACTTGTTCTATAATTACAGGCACATCTTTGAAAATGTGTTCTCCATAACCATTCAGTCTCAATATCTGTGGTGGATTGCCCTGTGACTCTCCTGGCCCATAAAACATCTTGGACACTGAACGTAGGAAGTGTAGTGCCGCTATCCAGTAAGCACCTTCTCTTGCATTTTGCACAGGCATATTACCTATAATACTCATTGCGTCAACTCTGCTGTTGTTGTATGCGTAGTATGGATAATTTGCGTGGGTCACTTCTTGTGGCACATAGTTTGCACTCTGTTGTAGAATGATAGTCGGTGTGACCGGAAAACACAAACCATTCGTTGCGGCCAATGGTGCCATGATCGGAGATTCTTTGTAGAATCCTGTTGCCGCTGGTGGCAGGCTCAATTTAACACGCCAGTCGCTTTCGCCCGCGGCATCGCCACTGATTATTTGTGGTTGGGTAGGTGTCCTACCTGTGTTGCCCATTATTCCACCCAAAGGTAGATTAGCAAGATTTAGTCTTGCTGAACTCTTGTTGCCCATTGAGAATCCAGTGCCTGTTGCGGCCTTGAACCCTCCGAGTGCTTCGCCTAGACTCGAACTGAACTTCCCACCCTCATGGGCAAAGTGTTCTCTCATTCCTGCATTTTTTAATTCTGCCATGACGCTGTATTTATTGCAATCAAAATGTGCGTATATTATTGATTTTTTGGTTGCAGAATTATTGCAAATACCATACACTTAATACTATAAATATAGAAAGATACACTATGCCAGTCAATTACCTCAACAACAAAGACATACTAAAGCAGATACACAAGAGCAAAAACTCGTATTGTTCATTTGTACGAGAAGGATATGACAAATATGATATCATTGTGCCTTCACTGGACAAGATCAACATAAGGACAGTGGCTCAAGCCAAACGTAATCGAGCATCCAAAATGCAGAAGACGGCATACGAGGCCGCTAAACTAATAAACAAAAAAGTAAAACAAGCAGAATTTGAAGTCAAATGGCAAAAGATTGATAAAAACGATTTAATATTCCGTGTAATGACATATGATCACATACCACTAGAGCCTGGACGTAAACGCAAACCAAAAACAGAAGCAGATCATAGAGTGAAAGTAAACTTTCCCCCGTTCCAACATTACAAATTTGATGCATCTGCAAAAGTTAAATGTGTAGGTAAGTCACATTGGGTAGGATCCATGAGCAACGGAAAATTTAGTGTGCCACTAGAACACCCCAAAGGAAAAATGACTACAGAACTTGCTAGAATGTTCCTCAAGTTATGTAAAAGATATGCTACCAGAGCCAATTGGCGTGGTTACACAGCAAACGATGAAATGCAATCACAAGCATTGTTGCAACTGAGTCAAATTGGTTTACAGTTTGATGAATCAAAGTCAGACAATCCATTTGCATATTACACAGCGGCAATAACCAACTCGTTCACAAGGATCTTAAACATCGAAAAGAAAAATCAAAACATAAGAGATGACTTGTTAGAACTTGCACAAATGAAACCGTCGTCAACTAGACAAAATCAAGACTTAACCAACACACCATACACACCAAAAAAGTAGATTGACTTTTTGATTGGTTCTACCTTATACTTGTATTAAGGAAAGCGACACATTG